TTCGTACTCGGCAAAGTAATCAACGCCGGCTGCTATTGCTCCTGCGACAATGGCTAGCTGAGGTATTCTTTTAAAAACTAAACTCCCAAGACGTCCAAGACCTCCAGCAGCTGCTGATCCAGCAATAGCTCCAGCTACTGCTCCAGCACCTCCGGTATCCTCATCCTCTCCACCTTGTTGACCAGAGCCAGTGCCTGTAGAGTCTTGTTGACTTCCAGCTGCAGCACCCTCTCTTAACGCTTCTAGAGTTCGAAAGTATTGCTCTTTGCTTAGACCTTGCTGTATTGCAAACCTGTCTTGCTCTTCTTCGAAAAATTGAAACAAACCATCTTTAATATCCGACACGTCTAGTTTGATATCTTGTAATAGCTCAGCTACAAGTATATCTCCTTCTATATTATCTTCTAGAAGGCCAGTCTTGAGTTCGAAATCTTGTTGTATGATTTCAATTAGATATTCGATCTGTGATGTGGTTTCGTCGCTCATTGTTTGTTCTCTAGTCGTTGTCGTTCTTGTTCCAGATACTCAATTAACATAGCAACATAGATTTGTCTCTCAAAGGGCACCATCATTTCAAGATCGCTCAGTGTATATTTGTGGTGTTGCATCAATGCAAAGTTAACCCTATAGTGATTCATAAGGTTATCATACCCGAGCGCTACATAAAAAAACTAGCAAGACCCTCCAAGTGAATCTTTTCGGTCTTACCACACTTGGGACACGTCCACTCAATATCATGTGATAGCTTAGGTATTCTCTTAAAGAAGTCTCTCACCTTAGCAAATTGTGTTCCGTTTAGACTCTCTAGAAACTGTTCAATCTCTTGCTGTGAAAAGTCCTCGTACACATTATCACTATCGTATACCATATCTACACAACCAGCAATAAGATGCATTACAGTATCCATGTCATTGGTATCAGGCATCATTGCCGACAACTCAACAGATGGATACTTTAAGATCAATCCAACTTGATCTGTAATCTGTACCTTATTGTCAGTGTCCTCAGGGAAGGTCACTTGGATCTCATCGATGTTCAATTGATGTTCGTGTATATAATTACAATCACCTTCACGATGCCGAAGCTTCAGATCAATTACCTCACCAACCGACTTTGCTCTTAGCTTTAGAAACAGATACTCTAGGTCAAAGGTTGCAAAGGAGCTTACATCAACATCAGGTGTGATGATACAGCTTTGTAGTACTCTCTGTACAGCTGTTGACATCTCTGATGGATCGTTACCCTGCAACGCCATGAACAGAATTTTCTCTTCCTTTACCAAGAAAGGTCTGAAGTTAATCTTCTGACTGGTTGATGGTATAGTTGTTTCAAACTCCGGAGTGTTTAGTATTGGAAGTGCCATAATTTATTCTCTGTTACTCTTCGAAGTATCGGTATTGTAATGATACTGTAAATAATAAAAGCTCACTTGCTTGATAGCTATAACTGAGCTCACCTACTGTTCTTGGGTACGCCTCAATCAATTTGATCTCGTGCTTCTCCTTACCCTCTTCATCGTACTGCTTAATAATAATATCTCTAACATACTCTTTATAATAACCAACGTCGAAAGACGACTCTGCTCCACCAGCTGTTCTAGCTGATCCGATAACAAAGTCTTGCCACTTGTTAAAATACTTTCGCTCACTGTGATCGGGACTACAGTATATCTGAGCACTAACGGGGGCGTATATGCCACTGTGACCGACTTCCTGTGTAGCACCGTATACTCCAGAAGCAGCTGCACCTATTGACCTACCAGGTGCTGTCACGCTAACTGTACGGAAGGCAATCTCTTTGTTGCCACCAATCAAAAGCCCGTAGTGTGACGTTCTTGCAACACCACGCTTCAGATCGCCTCTAATCTCGTCTAACCTAAAAGCCATTACTGTAGTGCTCCTAATGAGTCTTTGTGGACTTTTGCCATAGACGCCTTCTCAAACTTCTGTAGCGGCAGGAACAAAGCAATGTCCCACTCTACTGGTTCTATCTTCAAGAACCTAGACTTAACTTGGCTTGCAAGGTACTTCTTAAAGGTAGGCTTGAATGCTTTATACTTAGATGCGCTCTTTAGAATGTTATAGTTAAGTCGTAGCCTAGTCTTCTCATTGTATCTCTGATCAGAGACAGTTTCATACAGAGCATCCATTAGTACAGCACGGTGCCTGAGAGGCAAGTAATGCATGTTTAAGCCAACGAAACCTCCATCTGCCTCATCTACCGGCAGCACCAGAGGAAACCTGTCATAGTACGGTAGAGACTTCTTAAACTTGGGATCATATGCAAACAGAAACATGCCGCCAGCTTCTGGCTTAGCAACATAGTTATCACCAGATGTGATCAGTCTTGATGCGCTAGCATTGGTACCTTTAGCCTTGTCTCTGAACCAGGTACGTGCTTGCTGAGTACGAGCTGGTATCTGTCCTGCTCGAGCACCCTGCGCAATTAACTTGTCGAACACATATGTGGCCATTAGATTCCTAATTCTTTTTCTGTAACGATCTGGAATTTCCATCCACGATCTTTACAATACTCGTTTGCAAATTTCCACTTACTACTATTTATGCCATAAGTTGCTACTTCATTCAAGTACTTTCTGGTCTTACGGCTGCGAACAGTAGGAGGTTGCGTTTGAGCGTATGGTTTAACTTCGATAAGTATAGTATCAGTAGCACCTCTAGCAGTGCGTACCTTGATAAGAAAGTCGGGATAGTATCTATGAAGACGGCCATCAAGAGGTGATCTGTAAGGAATTACTACCTCTTCACTCGACCATTCCAGCACATTTGGGTTATTATCACAGTAAACCATGAACATTCGTTCCCAACTGGAGCGATAAATAATGTTACTGGGATCTCCTTTGTACTTTTTTGGATTGCGTGGTTTGTAGTGTCCCTTATGTGTTCTCATTAAACTATTTAGGTTAGCAAATGGCAGACGTAATCGATAACATTAGCTCAGCTCTTGAGAATCTCGGCGCCGAGAACTCCGGCGTTCTAACGGATTTTGTTAGTCAAGCAAACGAAACCGCTGCATCGGTAGACGATGCTCTAGGTCAAATAGAGCAATCTTTGACTGGGGGAGAGGGACTTAGTTTTCCTGGTAATATTGGTAGGAGACGAATAGAGTTCCAGATTAAGCCTCGCAACCGTCCTTCCCAGACAGACAAAACAACAACTACTGGTCCAACAGTCATAGCTCTACCCATCCCAACTAATCTATCAACTGGTTATGGTGCACGGTATGCTGATGCTGAGCTTGGGCCACTTGGAGGTCAGGTTTTAAGTGATGTTAAGGGTGGTAGTTCGGTGTTAGAGTCCCTACAAGCCAATGGCATAGAAGCATTAAAGCAGAGCGGTTTATCTATTGCGGCGTCGTCATCTAAAGAAGTAGCAGCTGTACTTGGTGCAGGAGCTATTGGTAAGTTGGGACTTGGGGCTGCTGGCATTGGTGCTGCAGCTGGAGCTGGTGCGGCTGGCTTAGCTGTTGGAGCTCTTGGTGCTAAAGGTATTGCAGTTAATCCACACTTAGCCGTCTTATTCGAAGGAGTAAGTTTTCGTAATCATACTTTCCAGTATAAGTTCTCACCAAGAGACAAGAGCGAATCTAACTCACTCAATGCAATCATTCATGCATTTAAGAAAGCAATGCATCCAACTATCGATGAAGGTAACAAGGCATTCTTCAGGTATCCTGATGAGTTTGATATCAGGTTTCCTAACGATAATGGATTCCTGTTCGAGATTGGAACATCGGTACTCAAAGACTTTCAGCTAAACTATACTCCAGACGGAGGATCATACTTTCACAAGAATGGTGCACCTGTATCTGTTTCTTTTAGTATGACATTCACAGAGATTGACATTCTTACTCAGAAAGAGATTGGTGATCAGCCAGGAGGTCGATAATGCCACATATGTTTGACAATTGGCCTACAGTATCGTACGATGTACTGAAGAAAGGCAAGCCTTTACTGCTAACTAACATCACGCTTCGCTATAAGATTAACGAGCTTTTGAAGGACAAGAGTGCTGTGATGTATCAGTACGATGTTAAGAACGGTGAGAGAGCTGACTTAATAGCATACAAGTATTATAACGATGCATCGCTCGACTGGGTGATATATCTTATCAATAACATCATTGACCCACAGTTTGAATGGCCGTTAGATGATCAGTCCTTCAAAAGGTATGTGACCAGCAAGTATGGTTCACCTGAAGCTGCTAAGCAAACACATCACGTGTACGAAAAAATTTTGAGGGTGCAGTCAGTTTTCTTTGATGGGACAATCATTCCAGCGAAACGAGTGATAGTTGATAAGGATA